GTCGAAGTGTTGACGAACCGTCCGACGAGGATGGGACCGGCAATCGACCGGTTCCTCGAGGCCATCGACGAAGGATCTTTCACCCATGACGGTTCGCCCGAATTGCGCGAGTATGCGTTGAATGCTTTGTTGACAAAATCTAAAGGCCGATCCGATTTCCCGGCAATCGTGAAACCTACGATTGACTCGAAAATCGATGGGTTGGTCGCCGCCATTCTTTCCTACGATGAGGTAGCCCGGATGACTCCCGAACAGCCAATCGCCCCATTTGCGATCCTCGCATGAAAAGCGCTTTTGCGTTTATCATTGCCGGACTAGTCCTGCTTACAGCGGGGCTTGCCCTATCCCCCCTTTCTTGGCTTGCGTTATGTGTGCCAGGCGTCGCCCTGATCGTGGCCGGCTTACTGAAGGACGTTGAATGAGACTTCTGGACAGACTACGAACCGGCAACCTCGAGTCGAGTGAACGGTCCTACGCCAACGGCCTGACTTTCGAAGACGTCCTCGCCATGTTCTCTTTCAACGGGAACACCTATCAGGGCATTTCTTCTCCACTTCGGGCGCCGGGTTCCGCTGTCTCAGCGAACTTTTCCGGGTATGTGCAGGGTGTCTACAACCAGTCCGGGGTCGTTGCGGCAGCTGTGACGGCGCGTTGTTTGTTGATGTCACAGATTCGGTTCCAGTGGCGCTCACTCTTGCAGGGCGAAACCGGCCGGTTGTTTGGCAACACCGAACTTTCGATCCTTGAACGCCCGGGGGATCTAACCCGAGCCGAACTTCTCTACGCTGCCGAGCAGCACAACAGTCTGGCCGGCAACGCTTTCTTCTACCGCAATGGCGGCCAACTTCGCCTCCTCCGCCCCGACTGGGTGACCGTTGTCTACGGTTCGTATGAGAACGATGTGGACCCGACCGCACAGCTGGACGCTGAACTCGCCGGCTACTCCTACCAGCCTGGCGGCATCTCATCGCAAACGCCCCCGGTGTTCCTTGCCCCATCACAGGTAGCGCATTGGAAACCGGAGCCGGATCCGCTGTATTGGTGGCGTGGACAGTCTTGGATCGGTTCGGTTCTCTCCGAAATCACCACCGACCGGCAGGCCACCGAATTCAAATCCAAGTTCTTTGCCAACGCCGCAACCCCTCAACTCATCGTCACCCTTGACCCGCACACCACCCAGCAGCAGGCCACCGACATGGCCGCTGTCATCAACCAACGCCACGAAGGGGCCGGCAACGCTTACAAGACTCTCGTTCTTGGTGGTGGCTCCGACGTAAAGATTGCCGGATCGAACCTCCAACAATTGGATTTGAAAAACACTCAGGGCGTCGACGAAACCCGAATCGCCCTTCGAGCGCGAGTCCCAGCGACCCTTCTCGGCATTTCCGAAGGGTTGGCTGGCTCTGCCCTCAACGCCGGCAACTACTCTCAGACGCGCCGGATGTGGTCCGACGCTTGGTTCATGCCAACAGCCCAAAATCTTTGTGCATCTATGGAACGGATCTTGGCTTTGCCGGTTGGAACGCCGGCCGAACTGTCTTTCGACCAGTCCCAAATCATGTTCCTTCAGGAAGACCGCAAAGACGAAGCGGAAATCCGGGCGACACAAGCCTCTTCTATGCGCCAACTGGTGGAAGCCGGCTTTGAACCGTCGACGGTAACGAAGTTCATCGCGACCGGGGACACCACAGTCCTCCAACACACCGGCGTCTTCAGTGTGCAGCTCCAAGCCCCAACAGAAGGACAGTCCGATGCCGTATGACGTCCTCCAAGGCGTCGAAGGCTGCTCCGGCTGGGCTGTCGTCAAAACCGAAGACGACGAAGTCATGGGTTGCCACGCTTCAAAAGCCGAGGCAGAAGACCAACTCACCGCTTTAAATATTGCGGAATTTGGTGAAAACAGTTTGTACGGCAAGAAACCTCGACGTCCAAAACGATCAGAAGAGCCAAGGGCCGCTGATTCGTACCCTCCGACAGAAGGAATGATTGAGGAAGCCCAGCGTGGTTTGGACTGGCGAAGCGAATTCGGCCGAGGCGGAACCGCTATCGGGATCGCACGCGCCCGAGACATCGTCAACCGAAAAGACCTACCCATAAACACTTGGCGAAGAGTCAAAGCGTTCTTCGATCGTCACGAAGTCGACAAAAAAGCGGAAGGATTCCGCCCAGGAGAAGACGGATTCCCCAGCAACGGCCGAATTGCCTGGGCGCTTTGGGGTGGAGACGCCGGCTACAGCAGAGCCAAGGCCATTATGGAAGACTTTAACAACGACGAAAGGTCCGTCATGGACGAAAACAGAGGCATCGACGGCATCTACGCCGTCACACCACTCCAGAATCATCTTTACGAGGTACTCGAGGACACTGTCGACATCTTCGGACAGTTCGAAAAAGGAATCGGAGCGCAAGGCGCCCACTATGTCGGACCCGAAGACAACCCGTTCGCCTCAGAAGGCATGGTTTGCTCAAACTGTGCATTCTATGAAGGACCGCGCGCGTGTGAGATAGTTTCAGGCGACATCGACCCTGCCGGAATCTGCAAATTCTGGGTCATCCCCGAATCTCTGCTCACAATCGAAACCCCGGCCGAACTTACCGTCGAGGAAGAACCCATGATGGAAATGGAATCAGCACGTTCCACCGAAACACGCTCCGATTTGTACCGTGACGTTCCTTTCGAAGTCAGGTCGGCAGAAGACACCGAAGACGGTTTGACCCTCACCGGCTACGCCGCTGTTTTCAACCGTTCCACGATGATCGACAACTACGAAGGCCGATTCGAAGAACGAATCCGCCCAGGCGCCTTCAAACGCTCTATTAACGCCAAAATGCCTGTTCTCCAATTCGAACACGGCCGGCACCCGCTTCTTGGTTCGATGCCACTCGGGCAAATCACCAAACTTCGCGAAGACGAACACGGCCTGTACGTCGAAGCCCGCCTCGCTGACAACTGGTTGATCCAACCGGTTCGAGACGCCATCGCCTCGGGTGCTATTGACGGGATGTCTTTCCGTTTTCAAGTAGTCCGAGACAGCGTCGACGAATCCGGCGATACGCCAGTCCGGACCCTCGAGGAAGTTAAACTCCTCGAACTCGGACCGGTAGTTTTTCCCGCTTACGCTGAAACCAGCGTCGGCGTGAGATCCGCTGATCTGTCACCACTTTTCTCACTGCCCCAAGATGATCGCCAAGCGATCGCTAGGGCACTTGTTCTCGGCACCCAACCCGAACCCGCCAGCAATGGCACTTCGGAACGGCCCGCCGATTCTGACCAGGACTCGCAACGGCACTCCGGTCTGTCCCCCCATCAGCGAAGCGCACAGCTTCGAACGATCGAAGGAGTCCTCTAATGGACGAAAAGAACCTCCGCGAAAGCGTTGACTATGTCAAGGCTGTTCTTCGCGAAATGCACACGGACGCCGAAGAGCGTTCATTTGACCCAGACGAGCAGGCTTCTTGGGAAGCCGGCGTTGAGTTTGTCCGCACCTCGGAGGCCGACTTGGTCGCCCTCGAGGAGCGTAAGGCTCGTATCGCAGAATTCGCACCCGCTGCAACAGAAACAGGAGACGGAGCAGTGACCTCTATTAACATCAACACGCACACTTCACGCGACGCGTTTGACCATGGAACCCTCGCCACCGATGGTGGTTCGGAACTCCGTGGACGTGCGCTGGACGTGATCGAAAAGCACCTCCCGTCCTTCGTTTCTGACGAAGCGCGTGAGAACGCCACCCAGATGATTGAACGCCGTTCGAAGCTGGACGCCGACGTTGTGGCCCGCCACATCGTCCGCACCTCTTCGCCGGAGTACCTCCAGGCTTTCGAGGAATACATCGAAAACCCCCAGGCTGGGATGCCCCGCATTCTTGGCAAGGCAGAGGCACGCGCCGCGATGTCGCTTACAGCGGCAAACGGTGGCGTTCTCGTCCCGCAGTTCCTTGACCCGACGATCGTTCTTACTAACAACGGTTCGGCTAACGCTGTTCGTCAGCTTGCCGACGTTGTGAGTATCACGACCGACCAGTGGGATGGCGTGACCTCGGCTGGCGTTTCTGCCGAGTGGCTTTCAGAAGGCAGCGAAGCGGCAGACGCTACGCCGACCTTCCAAGGCCCGACCATTTCGGTCCACAAGGCAGCAGCGTTCCTCTTCGGAAGCTACGAGTTTCTCGCCGACTCTGGTTTCAACCAGGTTGCCGAACTCATCGCTGACGCCAAGGATCGCCTTGAAGAGACGTCATACATTTCCGGCACCGGTTCGGGTCAGCCTTACGGCCTGATCACGCGCCTTTCGGGTACCGGCCCAGTCGTTAACGGAACCTCGGGCGCTGCCGGTGCAGCGAACCTTGTAGCCGCTGACGCCTACGCCCTCGACAACGCACTCGGATCTCGTTTCCGTCGCAACGCTTCGTTCCTTGCAGCGAAGGCGACCTACAACGAGCTTCGTAGCGTGACCGACGCCCGAACCAACTTCTGGTCTGATTTCGGTGGCGGCCTTCCGGCCCAGCTCATCGGATACAACACCTACCAGAACGAGGCAATGGACACGACCATTGTTTCCGGTTCCAACGATTTCGTCCTCGTCTTGGGCGACTTCGGGGTGGGCTACAAGATCGTCGACCGAATTGGTGTCGAGATCATGTACGAACCGATGGTCATGGGTGCCAACCAGCGCCCGACAGGTCAAGCCGGATTCTTCGCCTTCTGGCGTACCGGTGCGGACGTCATCACCTCCAACGCCTTCAAGGTGCTTAAGGTCTGATCGTCTGACAAGAAGTGAACCGGATCTGTCAGCGTCGGGGCT